CATCCACCGCCATCACCGGCTACGGAAACCCACGGCAATCCAAAAGCCAAACGAACCTGCAAAACAACCTCCAACGCACATGGCAATACATGAGCGAAGAGGAACGCCAACAGGCAACAAGAGGAGGCGCCAATGCTGTCTGACGGGGAAATCGCAAAACTGCTCACCCTCATCAACTCACACCACGGCAACGCGCAATGGGACGAACTACAGTTCAAGAACTTCAAACGCGAACTCAACCCCAAAAACAGCGTAGAAGACGTACAACAAGCCGTCGCCCGCTTCTACTCCAACAATCCCGGACGATGGATGAGCGTAGGCGACGTAAACCTCTTCTGCCGCAAACTACGCGAACAACGACTCCCCAGCGAAGCATTGATAGGAGAACTCGCAGCCCAAGCCAAACCCGCAAACACGGAACAATACCTCCAATACCGGCGAACCCTGATCGACGCCATCGGCACCAGCCGACTCCCCATCAGCCAAGCCCACCAAAAAGCCATCGAGGAGATGAAACACCCCAAACAAATCCAATCCAAACCCACCACCCGCACCATACGACATCGAGGAATCGACCGACTATCGAACATCCTCCCACCACCCCCAACAGGAGAAGGCCAATGCCGGCAAGGATAAACCACTACGGCATCAACGAGTCAATCGCCTCACAGAAACGATACCGAAAACAACTCAAACGGGAACGACGACTCCTCCAAGAACTCGAACCTCCGGAACCCACCCCGGTAGACCTGAGCGGCCTCGACCAGCTCATCGCCGAATACCGCACCCCAAAAACAAAGGAACCCACCATGCAGCAAGAACAGAACACCCGACTCGTCTGGATAGACGTGGAAACCTGCGGCCTCGACCCGCAGATCAACCCACTCCTCGAAATCAACCTCATCATCAGCAGGCTGGACGCCACATACAAGCCCGAAGACGTATACCACCAGTGCATCCAACTCCCCGAAAACACCATGCTCTCCAGCATCAGCGAATGGGCGTTGGAACACCACACCGCCAACGGACTCCTCAACGCATGCAGGGGAGAAAACAAGAACGACCCAGCCGCCACATTGAAGGAAGCGGACACAAAACTCACCGTATGGTTGGACGGCTACAAGAACCTCACCCTCCACCCGGCAGGAACCAACGTGGACTTCGACCTCCGCTACCTGAAACACAACCTCGCCATCAGCATCCCCAGCATCAACCGGTGGAGCCACCGCCACCTCGACCTGAGCACATTCCGCCTCACCGACATGGCATTGGGCCAAGACCCCTACGATTCCAGCCACACGACCACACACCGCGGCCTGACATGCATCCGCCGAGACATCGAAGACTACAAGCGTTACATGAACAGGCTCGACACCGGATGGAAGAAAGCAGCATGAGCGGACGCAGACTCACATGGAAAGGACGGCAGTGGACCATCCGCCAATGCGAAACGGTCACCGCACTCGCAGACGGACAACAACCACATGCGGCGCCACAAACGTTCGCGACGCTCATGAAACGACGCATCATCCAATACACGCCCCAAGGATACCGGCTCACCAAAACCGGCATGTCGTTCGCACGACGCCTCTCATGGGCCAAACCCGACCCTCCACTACCCAAGCCGCCCGAATGCTTCGAAATCTACCCAACCTGCGAATACTAAGGAGAACCCATATCATGTTGGAAACACTCAAATTCCAGAAGCTCGACCGTCGAGCCAAACTCACCCAAGCGCACGACGGCGACGCCGGATACGATCTGAGCTGCCTCGACGGATTCAAACTCGACGGGGGAGAACGCGCCACCATCGGCACCGGCCTCGCCGTCGAACTGCCCGAAGGCTACGCCGCATTCGTGATGAGCAGGTCCGGCCTCGCATCGAAATACGGCGTGTTCATCCCCAACGGTCCCGGCGTCGTGGACTCCGGCTACAGGGGAGAGATCAAGGTCGTCCTCTACAATTCCTCCCTCACCCCGGTCCGGTTCAAACCGGGCGACCGTATCGCCCAACTCGTCATCCAGAAGGTCGAAACCCCACGAATCATGTTCGTCGCCGCAATCAGCCACGACACGGAACGCGGCGCCAACGGCTTCGGAAGCACGGGGGTGGCCTGATGGGCACGCCATCCTACTATCAGAACGATGCCCCGTTCGAAGCATGGGATCTGAGCAGCCTGTACACGTCGGATTGGGGTCAGGTCATCCAATACGTGTTCCGATGGCAAGGCAAGAACGGGTTGCAGGACTTGCAGAAGGCCGTGGACTTCGCCCGTCATGCCATTGCGAACGATGACCGGCCCATCCCGTGGAAGCATGCGCCGCATGCGGGCAAACTGCTCCGCCAATTGCAGTCGATCGGCTGGGCCGACGCGACACACGTATGGAAAGCATTACGTCGTAGGGACGGTGACGCCACGTTGGACGCGATCAAAACCCTCATCAAGGAGCATAAATGACCAGTAGAATCGTCTGCCCGTTCTGCGATGAACCGGCAGTAATCAAGAAAAGTTCAAACACCAAATACAGTTGGCCGGTTTACACGACCACCGCCATCTACGCCTACGCGTGTCCGAAAGGCCACCTGCAAAGCGCATGGTATTCGAATACCGAAGACGCGTTCAAGGCGTGGCTACGACTGGTGAAAATGACGGAACAGGAGGATAAGTCATGACCACTATTGACGAGGATAGGCAACTGCTCAGGGATTTCAAACGTCTACGCAGACGGCTACGCAAGGCCAATAATCTTACGGCATTCATCCGCATGTGTGACTGGCTCTATTTCAACAAAGATCAGAAACGCGCATACTTCAATATCGCCAACAACTTGAACTGGGCACAAGGCCATGTGGACGACATCATTACCGAACTTAAGAAGACCATACGGTACAAGGAGACCAATCATGGCGACGAACGTGAGTGAGAAGGATAAGACCCTACGCGAAATCATCGACTACTGCAAGGCGAAGAGCAAAGAAGAACAGGATTACGCCCGCGGAGCGTTCGACAACATTGTCAGAAGCTGGGCTATGGCTAAGCGCGGCGCATATGACCGCATTGCAGACCATTGCGAATCCTTACTAGACAAGGAGACCAATCATGGCAACGAACGTTAGTGAGATGGAGAAAGCATACAGCGAAGCCATCGAGTGGCTGATAGCCCAAGCCCTAGATGAAGAAAGCCAATTCCGTCACGGTGGAGAACTCGAATATCTGGATCACTTCGCCCGAAGCGACACATACCGTGACGCGGCAGACCACCTCCAACACACACTCAACTCCCTAGTCGGCAATCCAGAAAGCGAGAAATGATGGCAACGAACGTGAGTGAACGAGACAAGGCCATGCATGAGGTCATGGGCTTGATCGATAAGCGACTTGAGCACATGACTCAAAGAAGGAAACAACTTGTCTCAACGTGCGTGGTTAACGAGCTTCAAGACCTTAAAAAGCAAATCGAATCCATGCTCGGCTATTCCGGTTCGATGCCAAGCGAAGTGCCAAACCAAAGCGAGGACGCAAAATGATCTACCTCATCGTAGCCAATCAAATCATGGAAGTACTGACCGACATGGACGAAGCGCTCGAACAAGCCCGCCACTATGCGCCGAAAGTCGGTGACATCACAGTCGCTGACATGGCGACCGGCAGAAAGCTGATAGTCACAGCAGACGGCAAAGCCACCGACATGGATGCGAACATGCGGGCGGTGAACAGGTGAGCAAGAAGTTCAAAGTCATAGCAGTCTACTGGCTATCAGAAGGGTCCGGCAGTGACCGCATCACGCTTGCGAATATTGACATACTCGAAAACCTCTTGAATGACGGGTACAGGATATCGCAGCATGACACAGTCCCCGGCGTGAGCGCTGCGAGCAATATCGCGTTCATTGGTATGCCGGCAGTGACCATCTACGTTCTTGAAAAGGAAGACGAGGGTATGGAATGAGTAGTCAACACAAGGTTTGCCCGCTGTTTTGGGCTGATCGCGGTAACAGTCGTCACTTGTCCAATATGGAGGCGCTTGAAGAGTTGCTGAACGATGGTTGAAAGATTTCACGGGTGGATACCATCCCGCCAACGGAACTTCCCACTAACGCAGTCAGCGCCACGAACGTCTACATTCTTGAGAAAAGCGAGGATGCGAAATGAGTAGCAAGCGAGACATTCCCGTCGCCCTCACTATCGCAGCTCCGCTAATCGCCGTCGTGATACTCATTATCGCCATCATTCTCGGCACCTACGTGTCGGGACACACCCAAACCATCATCCTGCATTCCGATGCAGGCGACTACGCATGCACGGTATCGCCACTATCCCACAATCCAACCAGCTGCAATCCAATCGAGGAAGCGAAATGAGAAACATATCCATCGACTTGGGCGATCTGCTAATCAAGATAGTCGCGGTAGCGTTTATCGTCTTCATGATGTGGCTGATCTTCATCGCGCCACCTCAAAGCAAGACGATCATCGTGCATTCGGATTACGGTGACTTCTCCTGTGCTTACGCGCAATATCCCAATGGCAACGACATTATTAGATACTGCAACAAGATCGAGGACACGAAATGACCTACGAATCAGCAATAGTAATCATCCTTCTGATCTACGTCATCCTGATGCTTATCGCATGGTTGGGTGGACGATGACATATCAGCTTCTCAGCGATACAGGCGGCAGTCTAGGCGAGGATTATCAGACTCTCGCCATCGCCATCGCCTACGCGAAAACAGCCAACGGCATACTCCACATCCCAGTCCACATCATCGACGTGGACGACGAGGAAGAAATCATCACGATAGGAGGCACACATGAGTGACGAGGAACTGCAAACCATCTGGCGGCAAAGCATCGACCACTACGGCAAACAAATGCAGTCAATCGTCTGCATGGAAGAATGCGCGGAACTCATCCAAGCGATCAGCAAGAAACTCCGCGAACCCACGTCACCCAACGACCATCTGGCCGAAGAAATGGCCGACGTGATCATCTGCCTACACCAGCTGAAGATGATGTACGGCATCCCGGATGATGCTATCAGCGACCGGATGGAAGCCAAAACCATCCGACTAGCAAAACGAATGGAGGAAGCATGAGCGCCACACGCTGCACGTTCGCCGTCACGGTCACCATCGACGAAGCGGACACAGCGAAAACAGCGGACAAGATACGCCGACTATTGGAATCCAACGGCTACAGGCAAGCGACATGCGACTACGACGTGTACGCCGTATACGAGTTTTCCTGCGACGCCGAACGCTGCCCAACCATGGTCACGGTCGGCAAGGACGTGTGGGGATTCCACCCGGAAAACCGCGAACAGGCAATCCGCGAAATCAAACGGAAAGGCTGGGTGGAAGGCAAGCATGGCATCCAAGCCGGACACCTCTACTGTTCAGAACACGCCAAGGACATTTGGGAGGAATCATGACCTACGGCACCGAAACCAAGTGGCATGCCACCGAAACCAATTGGGACAGCCGATACCACGTAACCTACACGGTGGAAGAACACTGCGAACACGCCACACCGTCAGACCCATTCGCCACGGTCTACCATTGCCGGCGTTGCGGCGAATGGAGAGTACACAACTACCTCGGAGACTGGGGAAAACACTGCGAACTGTACGTGAAAATCTTCCACTACAAGGAATGGGACGCCATCTCTCACCATGAGTTTCGCCAACGCGTATCGAAGGAGCGCAGATCATGACCAGCGTTCACGAATCCTTGACCGACTGGGAAACCATGCCAGCCAAGGAACTGGCCAACCATAGGGCCATCGCCATCACCGTCAACGATACGGTCATCGACGGGCGGCTGATCTACCACGACCAGCAAGCCCCCTCGGTCGGGCGAATCGAAACCCTAACCTTCGACGTGGTACGTCCGGTAATCGTCAACATCAACGAGACCGGCAACATCCTCGTCCGAGACATATTCAAGGCAATCAACATCCTCAAGGAGACAAAATGAGCGACAAGCAGATCGGCGAATACCCACTCAACATCAAAATCGTCAGCGGCAGCTACGAAATCGCCAACATCGACATCAATGTACCCATCCACGTTGACCCGAACGAACGGGTCGAATACCAGTACAACGGCGGTGTAAGCGTACATGCGAAAGTACCGGACGAGTTCAAGGACAAAATGCGCAAGGTACTCGTCGATGCCGTCATGTCACTGGAAGAATCACTCAAGGAGAACTGAAATGAATATCATAGATACAACATATCGCGGCATTTATTCTGTCAGCCTCAACCTAAACGAACTAAGCGATAGAGGGATTAACGCTGACAAAATCTGCATCACTGACGGTAATGATGTAATCTTGCACGCCACCAGAGAAATTCTGGTCGCTATGCGTGACAAGCTCAACGAGCTCTTCCCACCGGAACCGGACGAACCCGAACTGGGCTTACCGGAAGAGCCGAAAGAAGACGGCTACTATCTCACGCCGCAATCCGTGCTGCTGGTCAAGGATACTTACAGCTGGTATAGGCCCTCTTATAGGTGGAAAGACGGCAAAGTATACAC